TTACCGCACATGAGCATTGCTTGCCGGGTTGTCCGCCCCGTATCCCTCCAAAAGATTGACGCCGCCCCATACGCAAAGCGCGCCGCCGAGGCCCACAACAATGGTCTGCAAAGTATCAACTGCACTATTGAAAAATTCCATAAATTTACCTCCATAAATTCAGATCGTGATGGTGTTTGGGTACAAAAAAGCCGCCATACATAGCGGCAGCCTCACAATCCGCAGACGGCCCGGAGTTACTGGCCGTCCCGCCATTTCAGCACAGCCAGCGAAAAAATCTCGCCCCATGCTTCACACAGTCTGCGGTCTATTTCCCTTACAAGTTCTTCGGCTTCCCCGTCCGTGGGCGGGGTATCATGTTCCGCAATCCACTGGCACAGAACCGCAGCGGAAATGATCGCCCGGTAGATTTCTTTCTCATACCTGAAATAATCCGCAAATGTCCATTCGTCCGAGTGTCCCATCGGTCACGCTCCTTTCTCTATGGCCGCTTTATTCTACGGCAAAATCTTCATCCGACAGCTCAATGTCGTAGAGGTCAAAGGGTTCGTCCTCCGTTATCACGCGCCGCTTTTTCCGGCGCAGGGACGACAGGTAGCTGTCCACATCAAAGGTGTTCTTTTTGTCGGCGTCCGAGAGGTATTGATAGCGGGGGTGGCGGGTGATGTCGTATTTCTCACTGAAAAACGGCCTCACGCCGCGCACCTGCAAAATACACTTGCCTCCGTCCATCGTTGCAATTTCGTCTTGGCTCATCAGCTCCTTTCCGAGTTTTTGGTAGTTCAGTCCGTGGGAGGTCTGCGCGCCCCGGTTCTCGCTCTGGTTGTAGCTGTCAATAGTTTCCTTACCCAGCACCTCCGCGATCTCCTTGGCGTTCTTGCCCCTGCCACTCAGGAACAGCGTACAGTCGCAGTTGTCGGAAATGATTTCCGCCGCGTCCTTGTAAATGGCCTTTAGCTGCGACTGGCTCTGCAAAATAATAGAAGCCGAGATTTCCCGGCTTCGGATAGTGGCGATCAGCTTGTCAAAGTTTGGAATCTGGCCGATGTTGGCGAACTCGTCCAGAATCAGCCGCACATGGACGGGCAGCCGCCCACCGTATTTGTCATCGGCCCGGTCACACAAAAGGTTTATGAGCTGGCTTTGCACCATTGCCAGAATGAAATTAAAGGTCGTGTCCGTGTCCGACATAATCAGGAACAGAGCTGTTTTTTTATCCCCGATGGTGTCAAGTTCCAGTTCGTCGTCCTCCATCAGCTCCCGCACCTCCCGGATGTCAAAAGGCGCTAATCTGGCTCCGCAGCTTATCAAGATGGAGCTGCGGGTCTTGCCTGCCGACAGCAGGAATTTACGGTACTGGCGCACCGCAAAATGTTCCGGGTCTTTTTCTTCCAGCCGTTCAAACATCTGGTCTACCGGGGATTGAAATTCTGGGTCGTCCTCGCGGGCTTCACTGGCATTTATCATTTCAAGCAGCGTAGTGAAATTCATTTCATCGTCCGGCGCTTCGTACCAGATATAGCCAATGAGGGCCGAATACAGCAGGCGTTCCGATTTGATCCAAAAATCTTCGGCGCTCTTTTCGCCCTCGCCCTTGGTGTTACAGATCAGCGTGTTTACCAGCTTCAAAATGTCCTTTTCCGAATGGATGTAGCGAAACGGGTTGTAACGCATACTCTTGAAAAAGTTAATGGTATTCAGCACTTTTACCCGGTAGCCGCACCGCACAAGGAGCTGGCCCAACTCGCCGATCAGACTTCCTTTCGGGTCAGTAATCACGAATGAGGTCGGGTAGTCCTTGGACACGCACTGCATGAGGTTGGGTTTCACAAAAAATCTCGTCTTGCCGCTGCCGGAACCGCCGATCACCAGCACATTTTTGTTCCGGGCGGTCTTGGGGTCTTTGGGCCGGTTGTTCATGGTGAGGCGTTCCGTCTGGGTCAGGAGGATGTTGTTGTCAAACACCGGGTCGATGTACGGGGTTATATCTTTGGGGCCTCCCCAACGGGCGCTGCCGTACTCGACGCCCCGGCGGTATTTCTTGGCGTTCTTGCTCTTGCAGTACACCATCAGCCGCAGTGCCACCGCACCGGCCACGCCCACCGCCAGATCGAACAGGTGGAAGCTGGGGGCGGCGCTTTCAAAGGCAAGGGAAAAGCCGTCCGCAAGGTGCAATAGCTTTTCCGACAAGTCCGCCCCAGCCGCCAGCCGGTAGGTCTGTCCCAGCTTGCCGAACAGGTAAACAAACAGCAGATAGGGCAGGTTGGCGATTATCAGCTTTTTCATTTCCGGCTTCATCGTGACAGCCCCCTTTCCTTGATTTTCTCCTTGGCCTGCTGGCTGCTTCTGGCCGCTGCCTTTTCTTTCAGGACGGCAAGGGTTTTTCGGATGGAGGGGCGTTCCTGCTGTTGGAGCTTCTTGGCTGTAAACTCCTTAAACGCCTGTTCCAGATTGTCCGCCTGCTTGGATTTGAAGATCACGATATACCGGGGCGGATGGGTAGTGCGGTCTTTCCGCAGGGTAAAATCAATGTCGTATTTCTTGGCGCAGGGCTTAAACAGGCCAATGTTGGCGTCGGTGATCTCAATGTTGGACAGGGCGGAACCGTCCTTTTTGAGCTGCCGTAAGCTCTGCTGGCCGTGATGGGCCTTACCCGTCCCTTTCTGCCGGGCGGACAGATATTTTCGGATGGCCGCTTGCAGCACTTGGGCGGTGAGCTTGCCCGTCTTAACCGCTAACGCTATGGTTTTCTGGTCTACTTCTTCCTGCAACTGCTATCCCTCCTTTGGAAAGTCAGCAGGCAGGCGGATGGCTTAAATCCGCACCCGCAGGCCGGAGAGGTCGTTGGCATGGATTCCCACCAGATACCAGTTCTCGGCCATTTCAATGCGGGTCGGCCTCCATCTGCCGCCCACCATCACATCAAAAGTTTCTCCGCAGTGCAGGCCGCCGTAATAGTCCGCAAGGTCAAAGCGGATGTCGTAGCGGTCTGTCTGCTCGTCAAAAATCAAAGCACCCTGTTTCATAGGGCCGTCCTCCTTTCTCGTCGTCACAAGCTCCATATCGCTTGTTTCCACGCAAGCGTGAAAAGCTCGCTCATTTCGCTGTTCCTCCTCTCCCCACAAAATCACCGATTTTGCGGGGTTCCCCAACTGCCTGTGTTCATGTCGTGGGCCACCAGCGCCGTGTAATAGCCGTTGATGGTGCTTGGGGCGTTGAACAGAACCGCCAGCAGGTATTTTTTGATGTTCCGTATTTCCGTGGTGTTTTTGCTGATACAGTCAAAGACAAACTCAATGTGAGAACTGTTCAGCTTCATCAGCTTGGATTTCACCAGCTCGGCGGGGTAATCGTCCCCGGCAATGCGGATGGTCTTTCGGGCGCTGCATACGGTTTCCACCAGCAAGTCCACGATCTCGTCCAGCATATCCCGGTCAATCCCCTTGGCGTACTGGCAAAGGTGTTCATACTCGATGTTGTCCTTGATGATCTCCCGATAAATCTCTACGGCGCTCTGTGACTTCGCTCCCGTTCCTTTCCGTTCCGGCGGCGCAGCCGCTTCTTCCCCCAAAGGAGAGGGAGGGGAAAGGATAGGAATGGAATCGGTATTTGATCCATCTGTAATTGATTTCTCTTTACTTGATCTATCTTTATTTAATTGCGTTGGTTTTTCCTGCGTAGGCTTTTCCTGCGTTGGATTATCCAATGTTGGATTTTCCAATGTAGGTGAATCCGGCACAGGCTGGGGCTGTTCGTAAATGATGTAATCCGCCCCGCGCAGGCGGCCTTGGCTGTCACGCTCACGGGAACGCACGATATAGCCCGCCTGTTCCAGCTCCCGGACAGCCGCCCGGATCGCGTCGATCTGCTCCCGGTTGATAAGGGACAAGCCTTTCAGCGTAAAATCCCAATCCTCCGGCAAGGACAGCATTTGCGACAGCAGGCCCTTGGCTTTCAGGGACAAGTCCTTGTTCCGCAGGTGGTGGTTGGACATCACCGTGTAGCCCCGGTTTTTCTCCACTCGAAAAACTGCCATCTCGTCGTCCACTCCTTTCACTTGAAATTTCACCGCGCCGTCAAGGGCGGTGAGCTTGCCCGGCTGGTAGGGACATTCCTCATACACACAAAACTGGTACTTCCAGTGCGGGCGGTAGAAACGGCAGGTGCCGCAGTCCTCCGGCGCTCCGGCCTCGCCGTTGTCAAAATGATCTGCGCCCGGCCTCGTCTGCATGAGCTGTTCAAAGGCCCGGTCGCTGCCGGAAGTAAAGTACATAGGCGGTCGCCTCCTTTCTGTTTTTGGGCGCAAAAAAGCGGCGTCCTGATCTCCCCAAAGGGGAAAAGAGAACGCCGCTGTCTGCGGTGTCGTATTCAATTTTCGATGTGTCACTATTTGGGCGCTGGGCTTCACGGGAAGCAGAAGCGTGTCAAAGCTCAATCCGAAAGTAGTAAATCGGTAGTAAATTCAGTTCTTATATCCCGTGAAATGCCCGTATTTCCGGGCTTTTTGGAGATAATCAGAGTTGTTCAGATAAGAACTGGATGAATTTATTTAGATTTTCAATATTCATTACCACTTCACACTGAGTAGAAGCATTACCACCCGAACTAACATATTCAAAAATATATTTCGGGAAATATGCAGTACTCATATCTATCGGTTTGAATCCGAGATTCTTTTCCAATTTTCTTTTTCCTATGGTGCGAATAAGAAAAGGAATTTCTGTTTCGATGCTTTTAAAGATACTATCTTTTTCCGCTTTAAGATTCTGTTTACCTTCTTCGGCAGCCTCGAAATTATTTAAAATTGTTTCGAAATTGGACAGCGTTTCTTCGTTTGCCTTTATTCCAAAATACTTACAAACATACTCGAAAGGTTTCTTCCGGGCGTTGTCACAGACAGAACGAGAACATTGATGAACATTTGGCTCATATTTCTGGTCTTTCAAGTATTTTCTTTGATAATTCCACTTGCTGGAATCATGGTAAGTAGCATCGCCATAGTCTACTTTATTTGAGATCAAAGTTGTGTCTTTGAGACTCTCAATATGCTCGTTCAATTCATTGCAGCTTTTGGCGTATGTAGCGATTCGCTGTTTGATAGCTTTAAAATTCTGACTGTTAAAATAACAATGTTCATAAAGTTTCCAAAGAAGATATGTTCCGAGGATAAAGGCAGCTATGCCTAAAAGATACGGCCATATTTCGTTAAGAATACAGAGAATAATTGTTATGATGATTAGAAACATAAAAAACTTCATATGCTTTTCCTCGTTTGCTTTATATTATATTTTATATTTGTATTGCTACGGGAAAATCATAGGCACCACCCCTCAACATATATTAGGTAAAACATCCCATATAAATACGTTTGAGAATTAAAAAAATTACACTTTGAAAGAAAAAATCATTTCCAAAATTCAGTTACTTGTAAAGACGGAACGAAGCGGATTGCATAATTGTCTATTATAACAAGATTTTCTCCATATTTTCTGCGGTAACATTCAAGGGCTTCTTTTAAATATTCCTCAGTTACCTGCAGATATTCCGCCATCTCATAGACAGAGCGGCAGTGATGATTATAACATTCGACGATGCCGATCAGACCGATCTGTATGTCATATCCGCGGAGACGGGCACGGAGTTCCTGTTTTCTGTTCTGAACAATATCCTGATCCATAATATCTCCATAGCTTGTATAATGATGACCAAGTTCCTCAGCAAGAACACAAGATTTTTCGATAGATGAAAGTTTTTTCTCTATAGCTATATTTCCTGCATAATAAAATCCTTTTAGTCCAGACACCTCTGATAGATCAAGCTCTACAATATTCAAATCATTATGTGATTTTTGCATTTCTTCATAAGTCAAAAGAATCACTCCTTCGGCCGTGCTGCAATAAGCAATTTTTTGTATTCTTCAATTTTTTGCAATTCTTCTGGTGTAAAATTATCCCCATCTTTATGTGCGGCAACGGTAGTGTTCATATTATCCCAGCCCATTAAGTAAGATGGTGTACAATCGAATATGCGAGCCATTTCCTCGATGGTGGAACGTTTTATATTTTCAACACGCCCATTTTCGTATTTTGCAACAGCGGATTTTTTTAATCCCAACTTTTCAGCGAGTTCTTCCTGCGTTAAATTATTTTCTAAACGACATTTTTTGATTCTGATTGCCATTGTACACATATATAGCACCTCCTTGAAGTGTCTTAATTTTACTACATTTTTAATGACAATGCAATAAAAATCTTAAAAAGTGTCTTGAAAAGACGAAAAAGTGTATTGACAGGCAGCTGTAGCTATGATATTATTTGAGTGTCTTAAAAAGACACAATTCAAGAAACAGAAAGAGGTGAAAAAATGAATAAGAAAAAATTAGAGTCTGTAATGAAACTGTTTGATGATACGGGACAGACATTGGCAGAGTATCTTGGTATTGCGCGGCCTACTTTTTCAAATAAGCTAAATGAAACAAGAGGTGCAGAGTTTACGCAGGGCGAAATACGAATGATGAAGGAGAGATATAATTTAACGGCACAGGATGTGGATGCAATTTTTTTTAATTCAAAAGTGTCTTAAAAAGACACTGATAAGCGAACAAAAAACTGACAGAAGCACTATTCTATCAGTTTTTGCCTAATTTTGTTTACCCTATATATTTTGCAGACTGTTCACTTAAGCCCCCAACCGTTGCCGAAGCCCCGATCCGTTGCATACATGTTCAATCACATCTGTAGTGCCAAATGCTTCTATAAAATATTTCGTCACTTACGCAGTCTTAGTTCTGCAAATAAAAGATTAGCCCATTAGCTGACGAATACGAGAAAGACTATGATAGCTCATAAAGGGAACAGGGCAAAGTCAAAAGTTTGGTCAATATAACCAGCTCCTTTCATTGCCCATATAAGGGTACAGACTAATTCTAACACTGTAACAAAAATATTACAAGAGAAATAATAGGAGGAAGAATGAACAAAGTAAAAATTTTCAATTCAGAAGAATTCGGCGATGTCCGAACGGTAACTATTAATGGAGATCCGTGGTTCGTTGGAAAAGATGTTGCAGCGGCATTAGGATTTACAAATCCAAGGGATGCAATTTCAACGCATGTTTTCGATGAAGATAAGGGAGTAGAAAGTATCGACACCCTTGGTGGAAAGCAAAAAATGACGGTAATTAATGAGTCAGGGCTTTATGCGTTGGTTTTTGGAAGCAGATTAAAAAGCGCCCAGCGGTTTAAGCACTGGGTGACATCCGAGGTTCTTCCAGCCATCCGGAAAACTGGTAGCTATCAGGCACCGCAGGGAAAAGAACTGCTTGCGCTGGCAGTGCTGGAAGCACAGAAGACGATTGAGGAGCAGAGCAAGGCAATCGAACGAATGAAACCGAAGGAAATCTTCGCCGATGCCGTTTCAACCAGCCAGACATCTATCTTGGTCGGCGACCTCGCGAAGCTCCTGCGCCAGAACGGCGTGGACATCGGACAGAAGCGTCTCTTCGAGTATCTGCGAAACCATGGATACCTGATTAAAAGAAAAGGTTCCGACTGGAACATGCCAACGCAGAAGTCAATGAACATGGGCTTGTTCGAGATCAAAGAGAGTACGCACATTGACGGAAATGGCTGCAACATCGTAACCAGAACGCCGAAGGCAACCGGAAAGGCACAGATCTACTTCGTGAATAAATTTGTAGGAGGGATGAGCGATGACGATAACGGAGTGTAACAGTCCGGTAGCTGAGAACATTGCACGGATCATCGCTGAAAAAGGGCTGAAGCAGGTACATGTTTCTGAAAAGGCCGGATATAGCGCACACGGGCTGAGCGATATGCTTAACGGACGGAAACTGATTAAAGTAAGTGATTTAGTCCGCATCGCAGCGGCGCTTGAGGTTGATGCGAAGTGCCTTCTGTAGCACAAAAGAAAGGAATTTGTTTGAAAATGAATTATGGTTCATTTATAAGAGAACAGGCAATAAAAAATCTGCTATCTTCACAAGCGAAAATAGCAGAGACTGGGAATGCAAAAGGGCTTGTTATATTGTCAAAATTCATTTTAAAGATTTCGCACCAGTTTGATAACGAAATCTTGGAGTTGGGGTTTGAAATAAACAACAAGAATTCCGAGTATCCACCAGATGAAGGTAAATAGGACATTGCATATCTTGTAAGCGGTAACTTCAGAGGATATTCCAATATAAGCCAGTAATGATTTTGGGAGGAAAACGATTAAATCAATCCAGTAAAACGGATTGAAACTATCAAGCATATTTTTTCGGAACACGCCTTCTGCCTCTTCGAACATGTTTAGCGTAGTGACAGAAAATGCGACACGTGTACTTGGAAACATAGAGAAGGTGCTTACGTTTCCAGAAACAATTTGCCGGTTTCCAATATGCTCAGATACAGGAATTTTTTTATCTTTAACATGAGCTTTTTCAAACAAGGAAAGCACTTCTTGACGATAGAGATTCATATCGCTGCGTTTATGCTCAAGAAATTCAGAAAAATATGTTTGTAGTTTTTTGATTCTAAAATAATGCATTAAATTTGTAAGAAATTTATATGCAACAACTAAAAGAAATAATGCTAAAAAGCGCATGGTATTGTTTATCCTTTCGTGTCAATGATGTCTTTAGCAAAAGTCCCACAGGAAGGACCAGTTCCCGCGGGACGCATAGCAAAAAACAAATTTGCAACTACATAATAGCTCAAAAATGGTTACGAATCAATAGAAAATCATTACGGAGCCGGGTTGCATACGATAAGGAGATAAGGAAGAGGTGATGCCTTATGAAAGAAATCATGGTTGTTACTCGGATCACGATCGGAGGACAGCAGTATACGGCAGAGGAACTTGGAGAAGAGAAAGTAAAAGAGATTGTCCGCCAGCGGATGGAAGCCGCGGTGGAGTCGATGGGGTATGAAAGGACGCAGAAATGAAGAGATCAGATAAAACGGCGCTGGCGATCGGCGCGGTTGGTACATGGATTTACATCGGCGGCGTGGATTCGGATCTGTGGGGCCGCGCCGCCCTGGGAGCAGGGATGTTTCTTCTTGCGCTCGCTGGCAAGAAAATCGGCGATTACGTCGATGCCTGCCGCGAGGAGCAGGAAGAGCGGGAAGAAGAGCGCCGGGACGCAGTGTTTGCGGCGTGGATCCGGAGCGGATCGGTGAAAGAAGGAGGAGAATGATGCAGATCGTTGAATATACCGAAGCTGTGGATCTGACGATGCATGGCATGCATGATGATATTTACGTCATGCAGCCGATGGCCATCAGCGGGATGACTATGCAGGAAGTCCGTGCTGCTGCAGAAGCCGGGGCTGTGTTTGCGGTCATGAAACAGCCACGGAAAGAGCCGGAAACGAAAGAAGAGGTAAAACCAACGCCCCCCCGAAAAGCCCTGCTGGACAGGGCAGGAAGAGGAAGCTGGACACTGGAAAGATGACGGCGCTTCGAAACGCCGGATGGTCCTATGAAAAGATTGCAGACGAAATGGGCTGCAGTGCAGGGACGGTTTGGAATTTCTTTAACAAAGACAAGGAGGATAAGAAAGATGTCAGTGAAAATCAATAAGCTTGAAATTGAAAATGTCAAGCGAATCAAAGCAGTGAAACTGGAGCCGACGGCAAATGGTCTGACCGTCATCGGCGGCAGAAACAACCAGGGTAAAACATCGGTGCTGGATTCCATCGCGTGGGCATTGGGTGGCGAAAATTTCAGACCATCAGATGCAACGCGTGATGGATCCATCATCCCGCCAAACTTAAAAATAGTATTGAACAACGGTCTGATCGTTGAACGTAAAGGCAAGAACAGTGCGTTGAAGGTAACGGATCCAAGCGGTCAGAAGGCCGGACAGTCGTTGTTGAACACTTTTGTCGAGTCTCTGGCATTGAATCTTCCGAAGTTCATGGAGAGCTCCGGGAAGGAAAAAGCACAGACGTTGCTGCAGATCATCGGCGTTGGTAACCAGTTGGCGGAGTTAGAGAAAGAAGAAAAAGAGCTGTATCAGGATCGGCTGTACATCGGCCGGACTGCGGATCAGAAAGAAAAGTTCGCCAAAGAACAGCCATATTACCCGGAAGCACCCAAGGATCTGGTCTCACCATCTGCGCTGATCCGGCAGCAGCAGGACATTCTTGCTCAGAATGGAGAAAATCAAAGGAAAAGAGAACAGGCAGGAAAGATCCGGGAAGAGGTAAAACGCGCTTATGAAGAAGTAAAGCGGTTGTCTGATCAGCTGGAAGCAGCAAAACAGCATCATCTGCAACTGGTAAAGGATCTAGAAATTGCTGAAAAATCAGCTGCCGATCTGGTAGATCAGTCTACCAAGGATCTGGAAGACAGCATTTCCAATATCGAGGAGATCAATCGGATGGTACGCGCAAATTTGGATAAGGAGAAGGCTGAGGATGATGCAAAAGAATACCGTCGTCAGTACGACCAGCTTTCAGAGAAAATTAATTCTGTCCGGGATAAAAAAGCGAAGCTGCTTTCATCTGCAGAGCTGCCACTTCCGGAACTGTCAGTAAAGGAAGGCGAGCTGGTGTATAAAGGGCAGAAATGGGACAACATGTCCGGCTCTGAGAGGCTGATGGTATCTACTGCAATTGTCAGGAAATTAAATCCAGAGTGTGGATTTGTTCTCCTAGATAAACTGGAACAGATGGATCTGCAGACACTGCAGGAGTTTGGTTCCTGGCTGGAGGGCGAAGGGCTGCAGGCGATCGCTACCAGGGTAAGTACCGGTGATGAGTGCAGCATCATAATCGAAGACGGTTATGTGGTTGGACAGGCGCAGGCTGAACAGCCACAGCAGAAATCATGGAAGGCAGGTGTATTTTAATGGAAATTATCAAAGGTGTGATTCCCTGTGCAAAAAAAGTTGTGGTTTATGGTCCGGAAGGAATTGGCAAATCTACGTTTGCCAGTAAATTCCCGGATCCGGTGTTCATTGACACTGAGGGTAGCACGAACTCAATGGATGTTGCCCGGTTGCCAAAAGCTACAAGCTGGCAGAACCTTCTTGACCAGGTGGACTACATCCGGACGCATCCGGACGTGTGTAAAACGCTTGTGGTTGATACGATCGACTGGGCGGAGTCTATGTGCATCCAGTTTATCTGCGATAAGCATCGGAAGTCTGGAATCGAGGATTTCGGGTATGGAAACGGCTATACCTACGTAAAAGAGGAGATTGGCCGGTTCCTGAACCGACTTTCTGAGGTGGTGGAAGCTGGTGTCAATGTAGTTCTTACAGCACATGCACAGATTAAAAAGTTCGAACAGCCGGATGAGCTTGGAGCTTATGACCGATGGGAACTGAAGCTTGGAAAGAAAACAACATCGCAGACATCGCCGCTGATCAAGGAATGGGCGGACATGCTGCTGTTTGCCAACTACAAAACATTTTCCATTGCAGTTGATGACAAGGGAAAGAAGAGGAAAGCGCAGGGCGGTGAGCGTGTCATGTACACTTCACACAACGCCTGTTGGGATGCAAAGAACCGTTTCGGTCTGCCGGATGAGGTTCCGTTTGACTACAAAGTCATTCAGAGCATTGTTGAACAGGGAAAAGCTTCCGCAGATATGAAACCGTACAAAGCTGCAGAACCATCTAAAACGGCGCCAGCTCCTGATCCCGTTCCGGAAGCTCCAAAGCCTGTACCAACAGAAGAAATAACGGGGGAGCAGATGAACCTTCCACTGGATGAGCCGCCTAAAGCGCCGGATCCTGCAGGGGAGAACAGTCTGGATCCGGAAATCCCAAAGGCACTGCGAGACCTGATGGAAACTTATCACGTAGATGAATGGGACGTGGAGAACGTCGTAGAAGCGAAAGGGTATGTTCCGGTCGGCACAAAGATCAAAGATTACGATGTCGTAAATCCTGGCATTATCGAGGGGCTTCTGGTAGCCTGCTGGGACCAGGTATATGCTGCAATCAAAGAAATGAAAGAAAAACAGGAAATTCCATTTAATTAAGGAGGAGAACAATTATGTCAGTAGAAGGAAGAGAACTTGGATGGGATGATTCTATTAAACAAGATTCCCAGAACTTTGATCCAATCCCGGAGGGGGATTACAACGTAACCATCGAGAAATATGACCGCAGCAGATCCAAAGGAGAAGGAAAGCTCCCGCCATGCAATATGGCAGTCGTGTACTTTATTGTACACGGACCAGACCGTGAGATTACAATTCGCGAGAACTATATCTTACATAGCAGTCTGGAATGGAAGCTGTCAGAGCTGTTCCGTGGTGTTGGACTGAAAAAAGAGGGCGAAGAGCTCAGAATGGACTGGAATGCACTTCCGGGAAAAACGGCAAGAGCAAAAATCGGCGTGAAGCCGGGAATCAAAGATCCAAGTAAAAAGTTCAATTACATCGAAAAGCTGTATCCGAAAGACTCGGATAAGCCAGCATTTACGCCAGGGAGATTTTAAATGGAACTGAGACCGTATCAGAAAGAAGCAAAGGAAGCTATTTTTGAACAGTGGGACAGCGGGGTATCAAAAACCCTGCTGGTCCTTCCTACTGGATGTGGCAAGACAGTAGTCTTTGCCAAAGTAACAGAAGAGTGTGTCCGGCAGGGAGACCGTGTTCTGATCCTGGCACACAGAGGGGAGCTGCTGGAACAGGCTGCAGATAAACTGATGAAGACAACCGGTCTTGGTTGTGCGCTTGAAAAGGCAGAGAGTTCCTGCCAGGGGAGCTGGTTCCGCGTAGTAGTTGGTTCTGTGCAGACACTGATGAGAGAAAAACGTCTGAACAGCTTTGATCCTTTTTATTTTAATACAATCATCATTGATGAAGCCCATCACTGCATTTCGGACAGCTATCAGCGTGTGCTGCAGCATTTCCCGCATGCGCATGTATTGGGAGTAACAGCGACACCGGATCGCGGCGATATGCGGAACCTTGGGGCTTACTTTGAATCGCTGGCCTATGAATATACACTTCCGAAAGCAATCAAAGAAGGGTATTTGTCCCCAATCAAGGCACTGACTATTCCGCTCAAAATTGATATGAGTAGTGTATCAGTGCAGGCTGGAGACTTTAAAGCAAGCGAAATCGGCACCGCACTGGATCCATATCTGCAGGGGATCGCAGAAGAAATGCAGAAATACTGCATGGATAAGAAAACAGTGGTATTCCTTCCGCTGGTAAAGACCAGCCAGAAATTCCGTGACTTGCTGAATCAGTATGGATTCCGGGCTGCAGAGGTAAATGGAGACAGCCAGGACAGAGCTGAAATTTTGAAAGACTTTGATGCTGGAAAGTATAACGTTTTGTGTAATTCAATGCTTCTGACAGAGGGTTGGGATTGCCCGTCGGTGAATTGTATCGTGGTTCTCAGACCAACTAAGGTGCGGAGCCTGTATTGTCAGATGGTGGGGCGTGGTACCCGATTGTCCCCGGAAACAGGAAAAGACCATTTACTGCTGTTGGATTTCCTCTGGCATACAGAGCGGCATGAGCTGTGTCATCCGGCGAGCCTGATCTGCGAGAATGAGGAAGTAGCCCAGCAGATGACAGAAAATCTGGAAAAGAAAGCAGGCATGCCGGTTGATCTCGAAGAAGCGGAACAGAAAGCATCGGAGGATGTTGTGGCACAAAGAGAAGAGGCGCTGGCGAAGCAGCTTTCTGAAATGAAGAAGCGCAAAAAGAAGCTGGTGGATCCGCTGCAGTTTGAAATGTCCATCCAGGCAGAGGACCTGTCCAGCTATGTGCCTTCTTTTGGATGGGAAATGGGACCACCGTCTGAAAAGCAGAAAAAAACATTGGAAAAGCTGGGTATTATGCCGGATGAAATCGAAAATGCAGGAAAGGCAGAAAAGATCCTGGATCGACTGAATAAACGGCGTACAGAAGGGCTGACGACACCAAAACAGATCCGTTTTCTGGAAAGCAGAGGATTTGAGCATGTAGGAACCTGGCAGTTCGAGACAGCAAAAAATCTGATTGACCGGATTGCGGCAAATGGATGGCGAGTTCCAATGGACATCAATCCAAGAGAGTATAAAGGAGCTTAAAAATTATGGAACAGAGGACGAGCCTTACAGAAATTATAGAACATATCAATCCATCCGAGCTTACTTATCAGGAATGGTGTTCTGTTGGAATGGCTCTGAAACAGGAAGGGTATCCGGTGTCTGTATGGGATGCCTGGAGCCAGAAAGATTACGGCAGATATCATGCAAATGAATGTGAGAAAAAATGGAGAACCTTTTCCGGCTCATCCTCACCGGTAACCGGCGGCACAATCGTACAGCTTGCCCTGGATCATGGATGGGTTCCGGAGAAGGGCCATGAACTGGATTGGAACGACAGTATCGCGGTGGACAGTGACCGTGTTGTTGTGGATAAAAACTGGCTGGAAGGGAAAGAGATACAGGAGCCTTCCAACTGGAATCCGGCGGAGCAGCTGATTACGTATCTGGAAACACTGTTTGAAGCAGGAGAAAACGTAGGATACGTCACTGGAAGCTGGGAAAAGACAGATGAAAAAGGTACGCGCTGGCTGCCACAAAAAGGCAGCTGGGACCGTACTGCCGGACAGTTGATTGAATTGCTGAACGACTGTAAAGGGGACATTGGCGCAGTACTTGGTGACTACAATCCGGAAGCCGGAGCGTGGATCCGCTTCAACCCGTTGGACGGAAACGGCTGTAAAAATGAAAATGTAACAGAGTACCGGTATGCTTTAGTAGAATCGGATCACATGGAGCTGGAACAGCAAAACGCTATCCTGCGGGAGCTGGAGCTTCCGATCGCCTGCCTGGTATATTCCGGAAAAAAGAGCCTGCATGCTATTGTGCGGGTAGATGCGGCAGATTACAACGAGTATCGAAAACGGGTTGATTATCTGTATGAAGTCTGCCAGAAAAACGGAATTGACGTGGATACACAGAACCGGAATCCATCGAGACTATCCAGAATGCCAGGAGTGCAGCGTGGTGAAAAGAAACAGTTCATAGTAGATACTAACATCGGAAAACAGTCTTGGAATGAATGGTACGAGTGGATTGAGGGTGTCAACGATGATCTGCCGGAGCCGGAAGGGCTGGAAAGTGTATGGGATAACCTCCCCGAGCTGTCGCCGTGTCTGATTGATGGGATCCTGAGAAAAGGCCACAAGATGCTCATTTCCGGCCCATCCAAGGCGGGAAAGTCATTCCTGCAGATCGAGCTGTGTATAGCCATAGCAGAAGGAAAGAAGTGGCTGCAGTGGCACTGTGCGCAGGGACGGGTCATGTACGTCAACCTAGAGCTTGACCGGGCAAGCTGCCTGCACCGTTTTAAGGATGTATACGAAGCAATGGGCTTTACGCCGGATAATCTGCAGAATATTGATATTTGGAACCTGCGTGGTAAATCAGTCCCTATGGATAAGCTGGCACCAAAGCTGATTCGCCGTGCTGCAAAGAAAAACTATGTGGCTATTATCATTGACCCGATTTATAAAGTCATAACGGGAGATGAGAACAGTGCAGATCAGATGGCAAATTTCTGTAACCAGTTCGACAAAGTCTGCACAGAGCTTGGATGTGCGGTAATCTACTGCCATCATCACAGCAAAGGAAATCAGGGAGGGAAGAAATCTATGGACCGTGCTTCTGGTTCCGGTGTATTTGCCCGTGATCCGGATGCCCTGCTGGATCTGATCGAGCTGGAGCCTACAGAAGCGCTGATGAAGCAGGAAGAAAATAAAGCGATCTGCAAGGCGTGTACGGACTATCTGGATGCGCATTTCAAGTGGGAGGATGATCTTTCGCAGGACGATTTACTAAGCAGTGCGCAGATGCTGAGCTACTGCGAGACGCATCTTGACCGGTGGCAGAAGATAGCCCTGGATAAGCAGATCACAGAGGCAAAAGCGGCAGTACAGGCCAATACGGCATGGAGAATCGAAGGGACACTTCGGGAATTTCCAAAGTTCGAACCGGTCAACATGTGGTTTGAGTATCCGGTTCACTGCCTGGATCAGATCGGCGTGCTGAAAGATCTTGAGCTGGAAGCAGACAAACCGGCATGGCAGAAAGGTAGAGAAGCCAGAAAGAAACAAGGAGAGCAAGCGCGTAAAGCCAAAAAGGAAAAATATAAGATGGCGATAGAAAATTTCCGGTTTACTCATGAGGATAAATATCCGACGGTAAAGGAGCTGTATGAAGTCCTGAAATCGGATGCAGAAGCAACCGGCGAGAAATATCCGGAGGAAAAAACGGTTCGAAATTCATTAAAAGAAATCGGATTTATGGTAAATAAAGATACACGTTGTATTTGCCCGATACCTGAAACATTTTAGGTCATGGGCAAATACCCGCCACCTAAAATAACATAGGTCACGGGAATGCCCGTAATCATGGTAACGGGCATCGGGCAGAAAGTTGCCCGACACCTTGTTTTTTAGGTGACAGGAATGCCCGCCCGGCACCTATATATACTACGTATATATACGGGAATCGGGCAAGCCCTCTGTACGGGTTATTCCCACCCTAAGTGTGGGGCGATTGAGTACGCCCCCACAACGGGTTAGGAGAATACCCGCCCAGTACAGACGCGCAGGAAAGGAAAGATGAAAAATGACAGAGTTTTTTATGGCGATGGAACCGCCAACAATAACACACCAGGAGCACAAGGTCACAATCGTAAATGGCAGACCTGTGTTCTATGATCCGCCGGAACTGAAAGCTGCTAAGGAGAAATTGATTGGCAACCTGTACAAGTATCGCATTATGGCACCGTACAGAACGGGCGTAAGGCTGATTACCAAGTGGTGTTTCCCGAAGAATGGACATAAGGACGGAGAGTACAGGATCACAAAGCCTGACACCGATAATCTGCAGAAGATGTTAAAAGACTGCATGACGTTGGTAGGCTTTTGGAAGGATGATGCGCTGGTGGCATCTGAAATTACTGAAAAGTTTTGGGCGGAGAAGCCTGGTATCTATATCCGGATTGAGGAGCTGCCATGATGAATTATTTTAAATTCTTTACAGAGGTCTGGCGATTCTTCAAGAAGTATTATAATCGGCTAGGAAAAGAACAGGACTATGAGGAGAGTGTTCGGGAATGTTCTCAGCTTGCGAAAACGTTCGGAAATGGAGAGTTTGTAAACCAAGTATGCATGGCAGTCTTGGAAGAATTGGAACGTTGCTGGAAAGGCAGAGAGGAGGCATAGATGGCAGTAGTTGGAATTATCGTGTTCTGCGGTGTGTTGGTTGGCCTGTTTGCCTGGTTACTGAACCGGCCAGAGTGTCCGAAGGATCCGAGGGAAGATCAGGAGCAGATGGAATACTTGGAAGCATGGAAGAAAAAACATGAAAGGACGGACAAAGAAAAATGATACCGAGAAAATTTACTGGAGAAATGCTGAAAGGAAGAAAAGCAACGCTGGAACGCGATATAAGAAATGTGGCAGGCGTAGCGATAGGGAAAGGGGCGACAGTTACAATCACGGAGGTTGTGCGCGGAAAAGGGCTGACAATTAAAACGGAGAAATGCCCACATTGCGGACAATATTCATACATCACAAGAGTACAGAGAGAGGATTTAACACTGCTACCAAATGTATAGTAGTATTTTGTGCGCTGGTAATCGGCGCGGCGGCGTGGCTACTGAACCGGACAGAGCGTCCGAAGGATCCGAAAGAGGACGAAGAACAGATGGAATACTTAAGAGAATGGAGTGAGAAACATGGTAAGGATAACAGAAAAGAGTAAAACAGGATTATGGCACCTGAGAGGTGTAAGTTGGGAGCAGCTTCGGACTGGGCATAAAATTACAAAAACGGTAAGCGAAAAGATCTACGGTGCTTTGTGCAAACTAAAAGACTATGAGGATTCTGGTATGAATCCGGATCAGGCAGCGGAAGCGGCCGAAAAGAATACGCCGACGGAACCGAAGGAAATGCTGGATTGGAACGGAATTACGGCTTACGAGTGCGAAAACTGCGGATGTGATGTATTTGAGACTCAGAACTACTGCCCGTACTGCGGCCAAAGACTGAAATGGGAGGAGTAGCCATGAATGGTGAAGGATATCGTGATCCGACAGCGGACAGGGCAATTCGAAACGCTACCCACCTGCCGAGACAGATCTGGAGTGTGGTCAAGGCTGTACGGGAGGTTTTGAACGTGTCGCACCTGGAATTGGTCGAGATCAAAATGAGAGACCGGACAACCGGAAGAGAACACAAGTGGGGAGGTGATACCAGTGGATCAGCACAAAGAGGAGAACGAGAAGAAAAAAGAATACCTGAGAAGATACCATGCGGCAGAGCTTGCGGAACGAGAAATTCGAGAAGAGATTGATGAACTGCGAATGAATAAAATGTTTCCGGCGCTGATCCAGGATGGAATGCCGCACGGGAGCAGTTGCATGGATCTTTCAGAGTATGCAGCACAGCTTGATGAGCTGCTGACGGAGCTGAAAGATCAGATGGAGTTGAGAATCAGAATCCGGCGAAAGATTACGTGGGAAATTGAACAGATGCAGAATGAGACTGAAAAAACAGTCTTGAGATTGAGATATATTCATTGGCTGCGGTGGGAGCAGATTGCGGAGAGAATGGGCTATAGTTGGAAACAGATACATAGAATTCATGGGATGGCGTTGACGAACTTCAAGATGACATAGAATGACACACTGCATGTGTGGTATAGTGTAAGAGCCAGAGAATGGATAAGGGATCATTCCTAAAAATCTCCTTGCATGTATTTTGAGCGGCGGTCAGGTGTCACAGCTTGACCGTTGAATTGGGCAGCATCAGCCCATGGAAAAAGTCCGAATGATGTACGATGTTGAACGAAGCCCCAGACATCTGAACTGAGAGCGATGCACCGCCTTAGAGAGATTGACAAGGCCTGCTTGAATTTTATAGTTATGTAGTGCCATAACTACAAAAAACGGTAGGAAGTGCTATTGGAATGTAGCTCAGCAGGTAGAGCGATTGACTGTTAATCAATATGTCGTAGGTTCGACTCCTACCATTCCAGCTTTCCATTGACTGGAGAATCATCTCCCATATACTTCTTTTGAAACGTCCTGTAGAAATACAGGGCGTTTTATTGTGAGGAAAGGCTAGAAAAAATATGAATAAGGTGGTAAAATGGACAAAAATATATATTGGGAGAAAAACAATGCAAAAAATTGACGGACAAGAGCTTATTGATTATCTAAATGATAAATGGCATGGTGCAAGATGTCCTTTATGTGGAGAAGGAGTATGGAATGTAACGGACAAAATTTTTGAATTGAGAGAATTTAATGATGGAAATTTTGTGTTAGGCCCTAACAGTGCTATTACGCCTGTTATTCCAGTGACATGTTCAAATTGTGGAAACACAGTATTTGTAAATGCACTGATTGCCGGATTATTAAAGGAGTAATGTATGCCGCCAAGGGAAGAAATAACTCAAAATTTTAAGCTTGATAACAGCAATGAAATTAATAAGCGATTTTCTAAAAACAACTTCAAAATAGAGGACAATTGGATTCCGGATAAGGCGAAGAGAGGATATCATGAGCAACGGTTAAATCAATCAAAATGGGCATTTAGACTTAGTTTTTGTGGAAGTATTTTAGGATTTGCGGTTATTGTTTTCGGAATTATAATTAGTGCAAGAACAAGTAATACTGAATGGCCAGGTATAATCGCGGGAATTGTTATAGAAGCGGTTTCTGCGTTGTTTTATGGATTGTCTAATCGGGCAAATGAAAAGATCACAGAATTTTTTAAAGAATTAACAAAAGATTCTAATGTTAAAGATGCAATTAATTTGTGTGACAAAGTGAAGGATGATGATGTGAGGGATTGTTTGATAGTGAAACTTTCACTTCATTTATCTGGTATATCTGAAGAAAAAATATGCAAAGATTTTAAGGAAGCATGTGATGTAAATAAAAAAGATACATAGAAATATTCAATTTGAGAGCACCCTTCGGGGTGCTTTTGCTTTACAAAAAAACGACGAATCGAGGTGATGGAACATGGCCCGGGCGCCAGATAAAAGAATAGAGCAGGCAAAGGCCATGTACCTGAAGGGCATGAAATTGGTTGAGATTGCAAGTCAACTGAATCTGCCGGAAGGAACTGTTCGCCGTTGGAAATCTACTCACAGATGGGATAACGAGCGTTCGGATAAAAAAAGCGAACGTTCGGATAAGAAAAAAAGAGGCGGTCAACCGGGAAATCAAAATGCGACCGGTCCGCCGGGAAATAAGAATGCAGTTAAGACAGGAGAGTTTGAAGCTCTCTTTTTTGATTGTCTGGATCCAGAAGAAAAACGGTTGACTGAAATGGTGACGCCGGACAAGGAGCAGTTGCTCCTGCAGGAAATTCAGCTATTGACTGTGCGGGAACGGCGGATGTTGAAAAGAATTGAGATGCTGAAGAACATGGAGCAGCCGACGGCCGATGAAAATATTGAGCCAGAAGAACAAGTTCCAGCGGGAATGAGTGTTACCGGATATCGATCTGGAATTGAAAAAGGAAAACCAACTGTTTTAAAAGAATACGAGGGGATTTTGGGACAGATCCAGTCCATAGAAGATGCCCTGACCCGTGTGCAGGCACGGCGTCAGCGAGCCATCGAGGCCTTGCATAAATTTGGTTACGATGATGCACGGCTGGAGCTGGCAACAATGCAGCTTGAATTTGAAATGAGTAAACAGGATGTTCAGCAGGAAGAAACCGGCGATGATGGATTCCTTTCTGCGATGAATACCGTGGCGCAGGAAGTCTGGGGTGATGAGAGTGTATGAGAAGATCTCATCGTTGAAAATAAAGCTGAAGAATCTCACGCGAAACATTAAAAATTGTCAGAAAGACCAGACATTTCATTTTTCGCCGTTTTCCAGAAAGCAGAATCAGGTTCTTACCTGGTGGTGCGAGGATTCGCCTGTTCACGATAAGGACGGAATTATAGCTGACGGTGCGATCCGATCCGGAAAAACTATCAGCATGTCCCTCTCATTCGTGATGTGGGCGATGCATACGTTCAACGGTCAGAACTTTGCCATGTGTGGCAAGACCATCGGTTCCTTCCGACGTAATGTTCTGTTCTGGTTGAAACTGATGCTCAAATCCAGAGGATATTCCGTAACTGACCGCAGAGCGGACAATCTCATTTTGATCAGAAAAGGCGATGCTGAGAACTACTTTTATATTTTTGGCGGAAAAGATGAGCGTTCACAAGATTTGATTCAGGGTATCACGCTGGCGGGTGTGTTCTTTGATGAGGTTGCACTGATGCCGGAATCCTTCGTCAATCAGGCAACCGGCCGATGCTCCGTTGAAGGTTCCAAGTTTTGGTTTAACTGCAACCCGGACGGTCCGTATCACTGGTTTAAGCTCAATTGGATTGACAAGAGGAAAGAAAAACAGCTGCTGTATCTCCATTTTACAATGGATGACAACCTAAGCCTATCTGAGAAAATAAAAACCAGATATCGAAACATGTATACCGGGGTGTTCTATAAAAGATACATCCTGGGCCTGTGGGCTATGGCTGAGGGTATTATCTACGATATGTTCAGCGAAGCACAACATGTGAAAGATCCATCGTTATTTGAAAAGTTATTGCTTGACAGCAATAGATATGTCAGTTGCGATTATGGAACTCAAAATGCAACGGTGTTTCTCCTGTGGGAAAAAGGAACGGATGGCGTTTGGTATTGTACGAAAGAATATTATTATTCTGGACGAAAGGAAGGAAAGCAGAAAACGGATGCAGAGTATGCAGACGACTTGGAAAATTGGCTGGATAAGATGGAAATTCGCGCAATTATAGTGGATCCTGCGGCTGCTTCTTTTATTGCGGAATTGCGAAAACGTGGATTCAAAATCATAAAAGCCAAAAATGATGTAGAGGATGGAATTCGATTGGTAGCAACCAAATTGAATTTGCAAAAAATTGTATTTTCAACGGCTTGTATAAATACAATTAAAGAATTTGCATCTTATATTTGGGATAAAAAAGCTGCTGAAAACGGAGAAGACAAGCCAGTGAAGCAATATGATCATGCGATGGACGCTGTACGATATTTTGTATATACAATACTTGGGGAGCGACCACGGCTGAACAGAAAGGTGAAAGGAGGGATATAGAAGTGCAAACGAATTTGTATAGGCTGCCGTCGGAAGAGACGCTGACAGATGCCAAATTGAACGAATTTATCATGCGGCATTCCGGAGAGTGCGCATTTAGATACAGCAGGCTGCAGGAGGCCTACGAGACGGATTACCCGATCCTGCATGAGCCGTTAAAGCCCAAGTGGAAGCCGGACAACCGAATCATGGTCAATTTTGCAAAATATATCGTGGATACGATGAATGGTTTCTTCATCGGGCATCCAATTAAGCTACTGGTTGATGGTGGAAACGAAGTGGTTGAGAAATATGTTGAGTTCCTGGATCAGTACAACGATCAGGACGATAACAATGCTGAACTGTCCAAAATCTGCAGTATCTTTGGCAAGGGTTATGAAATGTATTATGTGGATGAGAATGGGAATATCGGTATTACATACCTGAGCCCGCTGGATGCATTCATGATCTACGATGATTCCGTGCTGGAAAGGGAACGATATTTCGTGCGGCTGTATTACGATTCGAATCAGATCCTTCATGGAAGCGTATCGGACGAGACGAAGGTCCGCTGGTTTACAATCAAAGGAAAATTGCTCTGGGATGCAGACGAGAAGATACACGGCTTCGACGGCGTTCCGGCATCGGAGTACGTAGAAAACAAGGAGCGTATGGGAATCTTCGAGCCGGTCCTTACGATGATTAATGCATACAACAAGGCGATCAGCGAGAAAGCCAATGATGTTGACTATTTCGCGGATGCCTATCTCAAGGTTCTTGGTTCCAAGCTGGAAGAAGACGATGTGGCGCATATCCGGGATGACAGAATCATTAATTTCGACGGGGACACCGAACGGTTGATTGTCGAATTTCTTCATAAACCGGATGGTGATACCACGCAGGAGCATCTGATCGATCGTCTGGAAAAGCTCATTTTCCATATCAGCATGGTGGCCAATATCTCGGATGAGAATTTTGGCACCAGTTCCGGCATCGCCATGAAATATAAGCTGCAGGCAATGAGTAACTTGGAAAAAACGAAAGAGCGGAAATTTACCAGCGGTATGAACCGGAGGTATCGTCTGATTTTTTCAAATCCGGTCTCAGGAATGAAAAAAGATGACTGGGTGAAGATCCATCCACATTTTACACCAAATTTCCCGGCAAACCTGCAGGAAGAGGCAGAGATCGCGAAGAATCTGGAAGGTGTGGTCAGCCAGGAAACACAGCTCGGGGTGCTGTCTATTGTGGACAATGTACAGGATGAAATCAAGAAAATTGATACCGATCAGAACAAGGTGAGAGCGGATCCAGTGATGAAGCAGATGTTTGGCGGCGGTGGACAGGATGACGAGTAAGGAATACTGGCAGAAACGTGAGACGGAACATGCCAAGAAGAATAAGATGTCTGAGCAGACCTATGCAGAAGAGATCCGGAAGACCTATGCGTATATGGCGGATCAGATTCAGAAGGAAATCGATGGATTTTACGCAAAATACGCCAATGCTGAGAAGATTTCGCTGGCAGAAGCAAAGAGAAGGGTTTCCAAGCTCGATATCGAAGAGTATGGCAGGAAAGCGGCGAAATACGTCAAAGAAAAAGATTTTTCCGACCAGGCGAATGAAGAGATGCGGCTGTACAATGCAACCATGAAGATCAACCGTCTGGAACTGCTGAAAGCCAATATTGGGCTGGAAATGGTATCCGGATTCGATGAACTGCAGAAATATTTCGATCGGACGCTGACACAGCAGACAATAGAAGAGTTTCGCAGACAGGCGGGTATTCTTGGCAATTCCGTGCAGGAAAATGGGAAAATGGCGCGGGCAATTGTCGATGCGTCATTCCATAACGCCACTTATTCCGATCGAATCTGGATGTATCAGGATATGCTGAAAGCAGAGCTGGACAAGCTGCTGAAAACAGGGCTAATCCAGGGCAAGAACCCGCGGGAGCTTGCGGTGCACCTGCAGAAACGCTTCGGCGCAAGCAGGGAGGATGCAGAGCGGCTCATGGTCACGGAGCTTGCCAGAGTCCAGACAGAAGCGCAGAAACAGTCCTACCTTCGAAACGGATTCGAGGAGTATACATACGTTGCCTGCGGGAATGCAGATGTCTGCGAACGGTGCCAGGCGTTGGATGGCAGGCATTTCAAAGTTCAGGACATGATGCCGGGGACGAACGCGCCGCCGATGCATCCGCGGTGTCACTGCTCCACGGCAGCCTATGAAGACAGTGCAGAATATGAGAAATGGTTGGACTTTCTGGAGCAGGGTGGTACCACAGAAGAATGGGAAGCATCGAAAAACAGAAAGGCAAGATATAAAGACAACGAAGGAATATTCCAAACATTGGATGGCAGATCAAAGGGGCGAGACGTTATCAAACCTCGAAATATCATGAAAGAAATGAAAAAGTCCAGCATCGGAACGGAAATGTTGGAATATCTTCAGGAAAATGATATTCAAATAAAGGTATGGTACGGAGTTGATGTTGATGAAGGACTGGACGGACTTTTCGAAGATGGAGAAATCAACATTTATGCTGATAATACCAAAACGGTTCGTGAAACGGCTATTACGGTGATTCACGAGGCCACGCATGCCAAAATCAACAAGCCAAATACCAAAAGTCAAGAACTGCAATGCTATGTGAACGAGTACAGGCATCAAAACATTGAATTGACAGAGAAAGTGCTCCAGGATATAATTAATCATATAAATGATAAATATCCGAATCTGAAATGGGAGTGATTGTTTATGACGAATACTCTGAATATTCCGCCTCATGAGAGAGTAAAGCTCTTGAGGAAAGGCGAAAAAGTTTTGTGCAAAAAATGTAAAACAGGAATCATGATTCCTGTTGGCGACCGTGAAAAAACCAATACTTTTTACTGTGATTCTTGCAAGAATCAGTTAATTATCAACTGATGATAAGGAGACAGGACAAATGGCTCAGAATGATTATTTCGTGATTGTATACCAGGTACTGAAATATCTGTATGAATGCTTGAAAAAGGGTGAAAAACCAGAAGCGTGTTACCTTACAGCATCAGCTTATAATATTCCTGAGAATTATTGGCAGTATATCATTTTAAGCCTGATTACGGAAGAATATGTAAAAGGCATTGCTGTTAATCATACGAAAGATGGCGTTCTTTTAGGCGATCTGCCCGATACCATTATCACGCCGAAAGGTATTTCATATCTGTTCGAAAATTCGTTGCTTGAAAAGGCAAAAAGGACGTTGAAGGACGTAAAAGAGATGGTTCCGTTCGTATAAAACTGTTTAAGGAGTAAAAAACGATAATGGCAAAGAATGACATGGAAGTAATCATGTATAAAATACTGAGATATCTGTACGAATGCATGAAACTCGGTGTAGAACCAGAACTCGAACAGTTCGCGTGGAATTCAAAATTATTTGATATTCCGCAAAGCTATTGGTGCAAGATCATTGCAACACTTGTAAGGAAGGGATATATTACAGGATTTGTGGTCGTTGACAAAACAAAAGACGCGCCAATGCTCCAAACAGACAGACCATTTGAGATTACGTTTGAGGGCGTACAGTTCCTGGAAGAAAACAGCCGCATGCAGAAAGCAAAAGAATATTGTGCTGAAACATTCAACGTGATATTGTCTGCATTACTTGGCGCGATTATTTCATAGTTACCACTAGTCGAGAGGCCGGTGGTATTTTTATGCCCATTTAAGAAAGAGAGGATCAAAGAGTGATTGAAGTATCCGTTCGTAAGAACGAAATCAAGGTATCCGGCCATGCAATGTATGCACCGCACGGGCAGGACATTGTCTGCGCAGGCGTTTCCAGCCTCGTGCGGACGCTGATCCGCTCGATCGAGGATCTAACAAGGGATGAAATAGAATACGAAGTATCGCCCGGCTGGGTTGATATACAGTATGGGAATCTATCAGAGAGAGCAAGAACTCTGGTGGATTCCTTTTTTGTCGGCATCTGTCTGATGGTCGATGAATTTCCGGAACATGTCCGGATCATGTAACTGATGTGACCGAAATGTCGTTAAACTATGATTCCGGAGCAACGGCACGGGGCTATTATAGAACGGGACGGGGCAGAAAGGACAAAAAAATAATGAAGTACAAAAACAACCATTATCGTTGGAGAATCCCGATGATGAACCTGCAGTTATTTGCAGAAGGCGAAGGAGACGGCAGCGGGGCCGGGGACGGAAACGAGGACGGAGCTGGAGCAGGGGCTGGAGATAACGGCAACGAATTATCTTTTGACGATTTCCTGAAAGAGGGAGACAACCAGGCAGAGTATGACCGCAGAATCCAGAAAGCAGTAAATGCAGCAGTGACCAGAGCACAGGAAAAGTGGAAGGCACTGACGGACGACAAACTTTCGGAAGCGGAAAAACTGGCCAAGATGACCAAGGAAGAGAAAGCCGAATACAAAACGAGACAGCTGGAAAAAGAGCTGGCAGATCTGAAGCGACAGAATGCTGTTACGGAAATGGCAAAGACAGCCAGAAAGATGTTGGCAGACGAAGAGATCAACATTCCTGATGAACTTTTGGGGCATCTGGTATCGGACAATGCAGAGGATACCAAGACAGCAGTGGAATCTTTTTCCAAGCTGTACAAAGCAGCTGTCCAGGCAGCAGTGAAAGAAGCTCTGAAAGGAAATTCACCGAAAAGCGGTTCCGGCGGGAAATCCATGACGAAAGAACAGATCATGGCGGTCAGCAATCCGCTGGAAAGACAGAAGCTGATCGCTGAAAACATTGCATTATTTCAGTAGGAGGAAAACATATGCACAAAATTGGAAAATTAGGGCTGCAGGTATTTGCAGCACCGGAGAACATGACAGGGCAGGCGCAGATCCAGGTAAAAGCCCGTGAGATTGACTTCGTAACGAGCTTTGGAAAGAATATTCAGGCACTTCTGGACATTCTTGGTATTGCCCGGATGATCCGAAAAGAAAACAATTCGGTATTAAAAACAAAGAAAGTAACAGGAACCCTTCAGTCCGGCGATGTAGGCGAGGGTGAGGAAATCCCGTATTCCCGTTATGAGGTAGTGGAGACACCGTTTGATACCATTCGGATCGAAAAGTACAGAAAAGGTGTATCCCTGGAAGCGATCGCAGAAAAGGGCTATGATGCCGCTGTACAGTCCACAGATGAAGAATTTAAAACGGATCTGCAGAACGTGGTCATGGATAAGTTCTATGCTCAGCTGAAAGCCGGATCCCTGACCGGACATGAAAGCACCTGGCAGATGGCGGTTGCGATGGCAATCGGTAAAGTAAAGGACAAATTTAAAAAGATGCGGAGAAGTGCAACCGGAACAGCCCTCTGGGTGAACACACTGGATGTATACAAATATGTTGGCGCTGCGAACATCACGCTGCAGACGGCATTCGGCTTTGAATACATGAAAAATTTCCTTGGAGCGGAGGTTGTTTTTATCAGCTCTGAAATTCCGGAAAACGTAGTCATCGCCACTCCGCTCAACAATATCATCGGATATTATGTTGACCCGGGTGATTCTGAATTTGCAAAATCAGGCCTGGTTTATACCACAGATCCAACCACAAATTTCATCGGTTTCCACTCTCAGGGCTCTTATGAGCGTGCAATGTCGGATCTGTTTGCAATCATGGGACTGCGGATCTTCTGTGAGTACCTGGATGCGATCGCCTATATCTCTGTTGGCGGAGCTGATACCCAGACACTGGGAAAACTGACCCTGACATCCGCAGAAGGTTCTGAAACCGGAAAAACAAAGATCTCCGTAAAAGAGCAGCTGATGTCTATGAAAAACTGCTGGAAGTACAAAGATGCGGCATCCGCGACTACCGTGAAATACGGCGATGACGTGAAAAACTGGAGCAAATGGGATGGAGAATCCGAAATCGCATCTACAGAAACCCATCACATCACGCTGGTTGAGTGTGATCAGAACTATAAAGCAGTCCGTTCCGGCGATGTAACAGTAGCTGTGAAGAGCTGAGAAGGAGGAACCTATGTACAGGGTGATTGAATACTTTACGGATCTTCATGACGATGACCATGAGTACCGAGAGGGTGATGTTTTCCCGCGCGAGGGAATCAAGGTCTCGAAAGAGCGTCTGGAAGAGCTTGCTTCGGATAAAAACCTGCGTGGAACCCCGGTGATCGAACTGGTAAAAGAACCAGAGAAGTAGGAGGCAGTCGATGCTCGAAGATCTGAAACTGCTTCTTGGACTGGAAGACACAGATAAAAAGACAGAACAGCAGCTACAGCTGATTCTGAATGCCACGAAACAGCGGTTGAAATTTCTTCTTGGCGGTCTGGAGCCGCCGGAAGAAATGGAATACATCATATTGGATGTTTCAGTCATTCGATTCAACCGAATCGGATCAGAAGGGCTCTCCTCTCACAGTGTTGAGGGCGAGAGCCTTTCCTGGTCTGAAAATGATTTTGCCGGGTACATGGATGATATTCAGTCTTATCTGGACAGCCAGCGGGAGGCAAGGAAGGGAAAGGTGAAGTTTCTGTGAGATACGATACGCCAATTTTCTTCCGGCGAGTCCTGCCGGGTGAGTATGATCCAACGACTGGAAACTATGCCGACGATCAGGTAACAGAGGTGCGGAAAATGGCATCTGTGATGGATACGCGGGCGGAAATCATGCAGATCGTATACGGTGGGATCCGTCAGGGCAGCGTGACAGTGCAGCTCCAGAACCATTATCAGAAGCCGTTTGACAGGATCCGGATTGGAAACACGACCTACAAAGTGGACTATACGCGGAAATTGCGTGTAAAACAGACATTCATACTATCGGAGGTGGTCTGATGCCGAAAATCAAGCTGGAAGGAATGGAAAAGTTTCAGGTGAAGCTGAAGAAAAATGTGCAGATGAGTGATGTAAAGAGAGTAGTGAAAGCAAATGGTGCGGCTTTGCAGGAAGCGGCGCAAAGAAAGGCTCCGGTGGGAACTCCACAAAGTACCGGAATACCGGGATACGTAGGAGGAACATTGAAACGAAGCATCGTTCTTGAAATCCGGGATGGCGGTCTTACAGCTGAAGTGGAGCCTACAGCAGAATACGCAACGTATGTCGAGCATGGTACCCGTTTTATGAACGCACAGCCTTATATGCGGCCGTCCTATAACCAGCAGAAGGAAAAATTCAAGTCGGATATGAAGAAATTAGTGAGGTGAACTGATGGATCCACAGCAGGAATTGTTCAGTGCCCTTCTGGTTGCACTGAAAAAAGAATATCCGGACAGCGTGTATGATACGTTTCTGCCGCCGGAAGGCACGCCATACCCGTTTCTTTATCTGGCAGACAACGACCAGAATGACAGGGAAAATAAAAGCGCTGTGTTCGGGACGGTCAGCCAGACGATCCATGTATGGCACAGCAATCCACGGCAGCGTGGAACGGTATCACAGATACTGCTGCAGGCAAAACAGATCTGCAGGAAATTAGAACATACCGGCCACTTTTCCTGGTCCGTGCAGGAAATGAATCAGCAGATATTGGCGGACATAACAACGAAACAGCCACTTCTTCACGGAATTCTGGAAGTGACCTTTTCATTCAGTTAGGAGAACAGCATGAGAAAAACAATTGATTTGCAGTTATTTGCAGATGCGATCCGTGGCAAAAAGATCGTCTATCTGTACCGTCTCAAGAAAGACGCGGCTAAAAATGCAGCTACAGCATTAGCCTTTACTACAGAAAACGGAAGAACGACAAGCAAAGATGCCGATACCACAGAGACCAAGGACGGCACGATTCGAACCCCGGGAGCAGCCGAGGTTGAGATTACGGCAACCAGTATTCTTGCCAAGGGCGACACACTGATCGACTCTCTTGAAGATGCCATGATCAATGATGAACTGGTCGAGATCTGGGAAGCAAATCTGGATGAACCAGCATCCAGCGGAAGCAATAAATTCAAGGGAAAATATTTCCAGGGTTACGTAACGGAGCTGGAAAAGACTTCGAATGCCGAGGATATGGTAGAAGTATCCCTTACCTTTGGCGTAAACGGAACCGGCGAGAAAGGCGATGTGACAGTGACAGCCGCACAGCAGGAAGTAGCGGCATACGTATTTACAGATACAACTAAAACAGGAGCGTAAAAATGCAGAGGGCGAGCAATCGTCCTCTTTTTTGAACAGTAAAGGAGAAAAATGATATGGAACTTACAATCAATGGACAGGTGTATCAGTTTAATTTTGGCATGGGATTCATGAGAGAAATGAATAAAAAAGTAACTATGCCGGTAGACGGAGTAAAAGATGCTAAGAAGAATATTGGCCTGAGATACGCTGTGGCAGGGATCATGGACGGAGATGTAGAGTCTCTTGAGGATCTGTTACTCGTAGCGAATAAAGGGCAGAATCCGAGAGCAACTACAGAAATTCTGGATGAATATATTGATGATCCGGATACCGATATCAATCAGCTCTTCGAAGATACGATGGGTTTCTTAAAGAGTGCAAATGCTACGAAGAAATGCGTCCAGAATCTCGAGAAGACGATCGAGGAAGAAAAAGCGAAGAAGTAGGCGATATAACTCATGAAGAGGCGAGCTTCGAAGAACAATACCGGGAAGCTGCAATCAGCTGCTTCCGGTATTTGGGATTCACATCGTTTGAGCAGGTTGATCGTCTGACGATAGCACAGTACGAAATTATGATGGAAGCGCTGAGATATCGGATAGTAGACGACGAATACAGGGCACATCGGCAAGCCTTTCTGAATTTTGCTGCCCAGGCGCAGAAAAAATCTGGGAAGAAAACAGTGCCAGTATACAAAAGATTCCGAAATTTCTTCGACTATGAAAAAGAATTAAAAAATGTGAAGGAAAAGAAACATAAGAAGAGCGATCCGCGTTTTGTTGGAATATCCAAGTTGTTAAAGAAAGGAGGGCGAACAGATGGCAGAATCTTATAGCGTAAAAGCGGTTTTGTGCGCGGAAGATAAAAACTTCTCGTCAATGATGAAATCATGTAGCAGTTATGCTGATAATCTGAAAAATACGCTTACAAGTGGAATTGGATTTGGTGCTATGGCGGCGATTGGATCCAAGGCAGTCTCGGCAATCGGAAGCGGACTGAAAAGCTTGACTGCTGGTGCAATAAGCGCTGGCGCGAATTTTGAGAATGCTATGTCGTCTGTAGCAGCTATTTCCGGAGCTACAGGATCCGACTTTGATAGACTGTCTGAAAAGGCAAAACAGCTTGGAAAATCCACGCAGTACACCGCAAGCGAGACAGCTTCTGCGATGGAGTATATGGCAATGGCCGGCTGGAAAACTGAGGATATGTTAAATGGAATCGAAGGTGTAATGGATCTAGCCGCAGCGTCGGGAGAAGATTTGGCAGGCGTTTCTGACATTGTAACAGATGCGATGACAGCGTTCGGCTTATCAGCAGATGGCACAACCAAAATTATTAAAGATGGTTTTACGAAAGAAGTTTCTAACGCTTCACATTTTGCTGACGTTCTTGCAGCGGCTTCGGCCAATTCCAATACAAATGTTGCCATGTTGGGTGAATCATTTAAATATGCGGCTCCGGTAGCTGGATCGTTAGGCTATAGTGTAGAAGATACAGCCATCGCTCTCGGTCTCATGGCTTCATCAGGATTGAAAAGCAGCATGGCCGGAAGTAGCCTTCGAACTATTCTGACGAATCTTGCAAAGCCAACAGATGATATCAGTGACGCAATGGATTATTTGGGCATATCGTTGCAGAATGGTGATGGCTCGATGAAGTCTCTGATGGACATTGTAACCGATCTGCGCGGTGCATTTGGACAATGCAAAATGCCAATGGATCAGTTCCAAGAGAACCTTGCAAAACTTGACGAAAAGTATGCCAATGGAGAGCTGACAGAAAAGAAGTATAATGAAGCATTAGCAGATTTAACGGAAAAGGCTTATGGAGCAGAGGGAGCGTTAAAGGCCAAATACGCTGCTACGTTAGCTGGAAAAGAGGGTATGTCAGGTCTGCTTTCAATCGTGAGTGCGGCACCAGAGGATTTTGACAAGTTAACCAATGCCATTTATAACAGTGACGGTGCAGCCAAAGAAATGGCAGAGATCAAAATGGATAATCTTCAGCACGATGTCGTGAAACTGCAGTCTGCTATGGAAGGACTTGGAATTACTGCATTCAACCAGGTTGGCGGAAAAATGAGAGGTTTGGTTGGCATCGCAACTGAGACGGTTGGAAAAATTGATGAAAAGCTTGCCAGCGGAAAAGGGATCGAAAAGGCTGTCGATAAAATAGAATCAATGGTTGAGAAAGCAAAACCATATTGGGATATTTTCAAAACGGACGCATTGGAAGCGGGAACGGCACTGGGCGATGCGGCTGGGGCGATCATAGGAGATATCAAGAAGCTTTCAGGTTCTTTTGGTAGCACAGAAAGTATTGAAAATTTCTCTACCACTTTGGGAGAGGTCAAAGATGGAATTGTAGCAGTTTCGGGATTTTTGGAAAAACATTCGGACGCGATTGCAAAAGTAGCGGTGGCACTTCCGAAACTCTTGATTGCATATAAAGGCTTTAAAATCGTTAAGGCTGTAGCACCGTTTGTTGGCGCATTTACAGGAGCTGTTGGAGGGCTGGCAAAGGCTGGACTCGGGAAAATCGCACCTGGGCTATTTGGTGTTTCAAAAGGCCAGGAGGCGGTTGGAAAATCCAGCGGCGGTAGTTCGAAGAAAATGGTAGCGTCTGCCAAGGCTTTTATGATGATGGGCGTTGGAGTGCTGGCGATCAGCGCAGGATTCTACTTGCTTGCACAGTCGGCAATTGCAGTAGCCAATGCTGGTCCGGGGGCAATAGCTGTTTTTGCCGGTTTGATTGGCGTGGTAGTAGGGCTCGCAGTTGGTATGACGAAAATGTTTTCATCTATGTCCGGCGGTTCAAAGAAATTAACAGCGATGGCACCGGCGCTTCTGGCGTTGGGAGCGGCTGTGCTAATGATTAGCGCAGGTTTGGCACTTTTGGCATATTCTTCGATTCAGTTGGCGAGTGCCGGTCCGCTGGCTATCGGCGTAATGGTAGGAATGGTGGTTGCACTTGGCGGCTTGATGCTGGTGGCCAAGAGTGTAGCGCCAACGCTTTCGGCCGGAGCGGTTGGATTTGTTGCGTTTGGCGCTGCGGTATTAATTGCAGCAGCCGGAATCAGTTTGTTATCCTTGGCGGCTATTAATCTTGCAAATGCCGGTCCGCTGGCTATTGGATGTATGGTTGGCATGGTTGCGGCAATCGCTTTGTTGGCAGTTGGAGCGGCTGCTCTTGGACCAGCACTAACAGCGGGAGCAGTTGGCTTTATTGCATTTGGAGCCGCTATTGTTTTGGTAGCAACAGGTGCGTTGATTGCCAGCGCGGCATTGGCGGTTGTGTCCGCTGTTCTTCCTTCAATTGTACAATATGGAAGCCAGGGAGCGGTAGCTATTGCTCAGCTTGGCACAAGCATGATTGTTTTTGGCACCGGAGCTGCTGTTGGAGGAGTTGGCGCAACCGTGCTCGGAGTTGGTCTTGCGTTGGTCGGCGTAACTGCACTGGCTGCAGCCGCAGGAGTAATTGCATTGGCTGCCGGAGCAGCGGTGCTTGGAGCTTCGCTTGTGATGGCAGGTGCAGGTTTGACGATTATGGGAGCAGCATTTCCACTTGTAGCGGCTGGCGCAAAGGCCAGTGCGGCTGGATTGACGGCATTACTTGGATCTGGTACTGCGGCCAGTGCAGTTTTTGTGATTTTGGCAGGATCTTCTGGCGCGGCAGCTGTAACAGTTGGCGTATTTGCAGCGGCAATGGTGGCCGGAGCCGCAGGAACCGGTCTTATGGTAGTTGCTCTGAAATCAGTAAATTCCAGTATGAAGTCAATCGCCGGAAATGCGAAAAGCGCTGAAAAATCGCTTACAGGTATGCGCTCCAGCGTGAATGTTGTGAATTCTGGGCTGGATGCATTGGGAAACAAGGCGAAATCTGCGATCAGTGCATTGATTAAGCAGTTTTCCCAAGGTGAAAGTAAAGCGAAGACTTCTGGAAATGCGGTTGGAAATAATTTTAATAATGGCGTTTCAGCTGGAATGTCAAGGGCGGTTTCTACAGCAGAAACAATGTCAAATTCAATCGTAATTACCATGCGATCATCGGCAGGTGGGGCCTATAACAGCGGTGCTTACATCGGCATGGGTCTCGCTAACGGTATGGCAAGTCAGGTTGGCTATGTAAGAGCAGTGGCGGCACAGCTTGCGGCTGCTGCAGAGGCGGCAATCCGCGCGAAAGCACAGATTCACAGTCCGTCACGGGTTGCGGATAAGCTTGGTAGTTATTTTGGAATCGGCTGGATCAACGGGCTTATGGATCATGTCCAGGAAGCAAAACAGGCAACTATGGAACTGATACAAATTCCAGAGCTTGCACCTGTGCCGGAAATCGGGATGAGCCTTAGAACAGGCTATGAAGATCTGAACGACAGTTACCAGTACAGCAGCAGCGGAAAGTATACCATCTACGTACCGGTTAATCTGGACGGAAGAGAGATTGGAAAAGCGACTGCAACGTATACACGAGAAGAAATTGAGAAACAGGAGACAAGGGAGAACAGAAAGAAAGGCAGGAGAACTAATGTATAACTTTGTAGATACCACAGAGCGGTACCCAGGGCAGAACCTGCCTTCGGAGGCTCTCATGTTTAATGGAAACTATTTGGAAAATGTGATTCCCGGCTACCGGACACTATATGTGTCTGGCCGGGAAGTTTTAGGGACGGAGATTACAGATCTGGAAACTGGCGTATCCGATGGTACGAAATACCGGCGCAAACGCTATCAACCCAGAACCATTGTGGTTGGATATCAACTGATTGCTGAAGATAATTCGGCTTTTCGTAGTGCGTATAACAAGCTGAATGCTCTTCTGGATGAAGAACAGGCGACTCTTATTTTTGCGGATGAGCCGGACAAATATTATATCGGAACAAAGCAGGGAACGAGTGAAGTGCCGGCGGGAAGAAATGCGATCACTGCGGAGCTGGAATTTTACTGCGCGGATCCATTCAAGTATTCGGTGGAAGAATTTACGGTGAATCCGACTGCGGATGACGGAAAAACGTTCATTGTGTCGTACAACGGCACTTATCGGGCCTTTCCAAAGCTTCAGGCAGTAATGCACAGTGAAAATGGAGTAGTAGGTTTTGTAAATGACTCCAAGAAAATTCTTCAGTTCGGTGATCCGGATGAGTTGAACGGAGAAACATACAAAAAAAGCGAACTGATAACAAGCTATGCTGACCAATATGTCTGGTCACAGGATGCGGCGTGGAAAGATGATACAGGGAGCAACTTCTTATACAGTAACAGCAAGACGGCTGGAAAGCTGGGTGTCATGAGCGTAGACAGCATCAAAGGTCTGTATCTGGCCAGCAGTGGATATGTAAGTCCAAACACAAACGGCTGGAATGGAGCTATGAAATCTATTGATGTGGTAGATTCCAATGGAGCAAAGGGAGCGACGCACCTCTATTGTTACATGAACAGCTGGTTTGAAACTGGTCTTATGGGGCAGACGGGCTGCCAGGCGATTGCTTTCTGCGATGCGAACGGAAAAATGATCTGCTGCCAGGAGATATACAAAACCGATACGATCGGAAACACAGCGCACATGAATATGTGGGTAGGTGGAAACAACCCGCGTATCGTCAAAACATATACTTTTGAACCTTGCCATCGAAAAGATGCAAACCCATACAGCCAAACGTATGGCGCAAGCGACATGATGAAACATGGAGAGAAAATACGTTTTTTCTGGAAGGGCAGTTATCCGGAATTTACAGTTCCAGAATTAAAAGATGTGAAAGTGGCAACAGTGAAATTGTATTTGGGACAGTGGGGAAGTCGAAATACAGGAAATCAGCTTGTCACCAGAAATTATTTCCGCGGCATCTTCGTGAGAATTGACAATGTAGAAAAATGGCGTGATATTCCGAATAAATTTTCGGTAAATCAGGTTTTGACAGCTGACTGTAGCAATGGAGAGGTCATGTTACAGGGACTTCCGAGACAGGATCTTGGTGCGTTGGGCAACGATTGGGAGAACTTTTGCCTGCAGCCTGGAATGAATCAGATCCAATGCATTGCATCGGACTGGGCAACACAGCCAACATACACAATGAAATACAGGGAGGTGTTTCTATGATTTTATATTTTGCGGACCGACATATGAATGTCCTTGGGCAGGCAAGCACAGAGCTACCGAAGGGATTGTACATTTCTGATGATCTGAAAACAGAAGAGGTGGAAGCAGGTGTTGCTACACTAGAATTTACGCTGAATTACACGGCGAGCACGCGGAATGATGCGAAACAGTATGGTTCTGTTGGCAATTATATTCTTCGGAAGAATGGCGATGAGCAGGAAATTTATACGATCATTACCAGCGAAGAAAATATTTTCAAACAGGAAGTAGAAATCTATGCCGAGGATGCCGGTATGGATCTCCTGAACGAGACAGTTGGCGAATACAAAGCAGACAAGGCATATCCAGCGAGCTACTATGTTGAAAAATTCAGCGACGATTCCGGCTTTGAAATTGGAATCAATGAGGTCAGCAATTATAACCGGAAACTGTCCTGGGAGGGTGAGACCACCGCTTCTGAGCGTATTTTGAGCGTTGCCACGCAGTTTGACGCGGAAGTTTCCTATACTTTTGAAATCGACCGGTTGAAAATCAAGCACAAATATATCAACCTGCATAAGAAGCGCGGCGTAGATCAGGGGCGAGAACTTCGGATCAACCGGGAAGTGAAAAATATCATTGTAAAAAGTTCAGTAGAAGATCTGGCTACGGCACTTTCCGTTACCGGCGGATATCCGGAAGACAGTGAAACGCCGATCAATCTGAAAGGGTATAAGTATGATGACGGTGATATTTATCTGTCCGGCAGCACGATTTATTCCCGGAGCGCGGTGGCAAAATGGAGCCGGTATCTTTCCGAGAAAGGGAATGGAACTGGGCATATCGTCCAGACGTATACCTATGATACTTTAAGCCAGTCGGAGCTGTGCAACCGTGCTGTATCCAAACTGAAAAAGATCTATGATGCTGCGGTATCCTACGAAGTGGAGCTGGCGTATTTGCCGGATGGAATAAAGATCGGTGATACAGTCAATATCGTAGATGATGCCGGAGAATTGTATCTGTCCGCGAGAATCATGAAGCTGGAATCTTCCATCTGCAACGATGAGTACACAGCGACGCTGGGTGAATATAAACTCAAATCAAGTGGAATTTCAGAAAAAATGGAGAGTCTGGCTGCACAGTTTGAGAAGCTGGCAAAGAACCGGACGTTTTACACCTGGGTTGTATTTGCGGATACAGAAACAGGTGATGGAATATCACTCAAATCTGCTGGAAAGACATACATGGGTATTGCATATAATCAGACGACAAAGCAGCCGGTTCTGACGGATCCGAGCATCTATACCTGGGTAAAGGTTGTTGGAGAGCAGGGAATTGCGGGAGAGCCCGGAAAGAATGGTCTGACTAGTTTCTTCCATGTGAGATATGCTGATGTTCCGAACCCGACAGCAAATCAGTTGCGGAAGGATACAGGAAAATATATCGGTACCTATGTGGACTATATATTGGAGGACAGTACAGATCCGACCAAGTACACCTGGCGAAAATTTCAGGGCGATGACGGAGAGGACGGCGCCGATGGAACCCCTGGAGAAAACGGTGCGAATGGTGAAACCAGTTATCTGCATATCGCTTATGCAACAAGCGCGGATGGAAAGACAGGCTTTTCGACAACCAACGCCGTCGATAAAACGTATATAGGCCAATACGTGGATTTTACCAAGGCTGACAGCACCAATCCGGCGAAGTATCGTTGGAGCAAATTTCAGGGGCCGAAAGGAGATAAGGGAGATCCGGGCGAGCAAGGACTGCGCGGCCTGCAGGGCGATAAGGGTGATCAGGGAATCCAGGGACCAAAGGGCGAAAGTGGCAAATCCACGTATACGCATATTGCTTATGCAAATAGCTCTGATGGAAAGGTCAGTTTCTCCGTTTCTGATTCGGATCGTGATTATGTCGGAATGTATGTAGATGAGGTCGTAGCGGACAGCACAGACCCAACGAAATATGCTTGGAGTAAGATTAAAGGTGCCGATGGTACGCAGGGAATCCAAGGAAAGCCGGGAGCAGATGGAAAAACACCGTATTTTCATATCGCTTATGCAACGAGTGCGGATGGAAAGACAGGCTTTTCTATTACTGAATCAACCGGTAAGACGTACATCGGTGTGTATACGGACTATACAAAGGCAGATTCTACCGACCCATCTAAATACAAGTGGACAAAGATTCAAGGACCGCAGGGCACGCAGGGACTGCAGGGAATCCAGGGACCACAGGGGGAGCGAGGTATTGCTGGAAAAGATGGACAGAACGGAGCTACAACATATTTTCATATTAAGTATTCTGCAGTTTCGAATCCGACGTCTGCAAGCCAGATGACAGAGGTTCCCAACACTTATATTGGTACCTACGTGGATTTTACGGAAATGGATTCAAACGATCCTGGAAAATATACATGGTATAGGCTTCAGGGGTTACAGGGCGAAAAAGGTACGCAGGGCCTTCCTGGGAAAGATGGATCGAACGGAAAAACTACCTATCTTCATATCAAGTATTCCAATGATGGGGGTAAAACTTTTACAGCGAACAGTGGTGAGACACCGGGAGATTATGTTGGAACATGTACCGATTTCAATCAGACGGATCCGACGACAGTTGGCTCGTATATATGGGCTAAAATTAAGGGAGAACAGGGTCCGCAGGGCTTGCGCGGCCTGCAGGGTGAAAAAGGTGACCAGGGAATTCAGGGACCCAAAGGCGCTGACGGAAAAGATGGAAAAACGACGTATTTTCACATCAAGTATTCTGCAGTTTCGAATCCGACCTCTGCGTCTCAGATGACAGAGACACCGTCAAAATACATTGGAACGTATGTGGATTTTACGGCAGCAGATTCGGGAGATCCTACAAAATATACGTGGTCAAGGTTTCAAGGTATTCAGGGGCCGCAGGGAACGCAGGGCATTCCGGGAACAAATGGAGCAGACGGAAGAACGTCGTATTTACACATTAAATATTCGAATGACGGTGGAAAGACATTTACCGGAAACAGTGGCGAAGATAGTGGAACTTACATTGGAACATGCGTAGATTACACACAGAACGATCCGACCAGTGTTAGCGCCTATAGCTGGGCGAAAATCAAGGGTGAGACGGGAGCAAAAGGCGATAAGGGTGCGACTGGAAATGCGGCATTACAGCCAAAGAGAAACTTTAGTGGGATATACATAGCAATAGGGCAAACGACTACAGGTGGAACTGGCGATTTCAACAGGACGCCTGCCGTAGGAGATACCTTTACGAATCTTGATGGAGCGTCAAACACTGGAACATGGCAGGTAACAGCAGTGTCTGGAAGCAATGTGACCATAAAGCTGCTGTCCTATGTTAATAGCAAGGGATCAACAGGAGCCAAAGGCGATAAAGGGGACAAAGGCGATAAGGGGGATAAAGGAAATCCGGGAGACAAGGGTGCGACCGGTGCAACGGGACCGCAGGGGCCTCAGGGAGCGGCCGGAAAAGATGCCAACCAAATTGTACATACCATAAATGGAAATGGTAAAGCAAATTTATATGTTGAGTTTGCAGTTGTAAAGGTAACGGGAGCATATTGCAATCATCCGTCAAGCTTTAAAATTGGGGGAAGAGAATACGAAGCAACAGATGTTCAGTTTAGCTTTCAGAGTGCCAATAATACCGATCCTGGACTGCGATTTATAAGAGCGACGGGCGGATTTTCTGTTTGGATGTACAAAAAAACAACGTCTACTTGGGGTGTTATAACCAAGCTAAGTGAACCGTGGGGACATATCAGAATATTTAATTTCACGAAAGGAAATGCCGATTACACGGTAACTTGGACTTCAACCAAAATGGCATCACTACCGTCCAGTGCAATTTTTGCCGACCAGCTTCAGGCTGCAAAAACGGCTACAAACTTTATGGAATTCACATCTGGAACAGGACTGCAGATCGGAAATAAGAGCAATGGTTCCTGGTCCGGATACCGGACAAAGATATCATCATCAGCTTTCGAAATCCTTAACCAGGCAGGAACTGTATTGGCCAGCTACGGTGAAAAGCTGATTCAGCTTGGGAAAAACGCTACGGACGCGGTCATTGAATTGTGCGGTGGAAAAGGAAAGATTAAATATGAACAGCTGTGGACATACGGAGGAAAAGATCCGACTTTAACAGTAAGCGGACAGAATACGGCCCTATTAGGTGATGATAAAGTCCTCGTTAAAATGCAGCACAATTCAAATGGAAACAGATATACAAGACAGCTTTTTGCATCAGAAAACAATATACACATTGGAATGTTCAAGGGAAAAGCAACGGATCCAGATGAAGCAGACGATATTGAAGCGTGTATAACAGAAACGGTAGATGGAATAAAACTGGATGTCCCGTTGAAAGATATAGCCCTGGAAGCCGTTCAGATCAATATGACAACATTGTCAAAACTGATATATCCAGTGGGTTCTATCTATATGTCTGCAAATTCCACAAACCCAAAGAATCTGTTTGGAGGCACATGGGTCGCTTGGGGAACCGGACGAGTGCCGATCGGAGTTAATGCATCTGATTCTGATTTTAGCTCCGTAGAAAAAACAGGTGGTTCTAAAACGGTTAATATAGCTCATAATCATGTCGAATCCGTAGGTGCAGATGCAAATACTATGTACTTAACCGCTGGTGCAAATGGCGGCGTATATGGATCCACAATCAATTCAAGCGCAAACAGGATGACCTGGAAGGGGACACCGGCGACAGGGGCAACACGTCTTAATAAGACAAGTACAGCTGGAAGCAGCACACAGTCGATTGTCCAGCCGTACATCACATGTTATATGTGGAAAAGAACAGCTTAATTATAACAATGAAATTAAAAACTCAGGAGGAAGAATCATGAAGGTTGAAGCAGCTTATACAAAAAATATCCATTATTCAGGGGTTATTACGGTTGATGGTGAAACGATTGTATCCATGGAGGCGTCTATGGATGCAAAACATCCGGATGTTCCAATCATCAATCGCTACATTAATAATGGGAGAAAGTACAGAGCGAATAAGAAGGATATCGATGACATTGTAGATAAGTTCGAAAATGATATCTGGAACGAGTACGATAAGTATACAGCGGAACTGGAGCAGGCAGAAAAGACAGAATAAGCAAAAGCGGGGTCGGAAACGGCTCCATTTTTATTCCAGAAAGAAAGAGAGACAGAACCGTGAACGAATTTTTAACGCAGACATATACTATAGCACTCCCAATCCTTTTGGGATACATCGTCTGGCTCCTGAAAAACCAGAAGCGAGACCGGGATGCGAACAGTAAAGGTACCATGCTGCTGCTCCGGGTCCAGCTGATCGAGTATCATGATAAATACATGATGCTGGGTGACATTCCATCGTATGCTTACGAAAATTTCATGGAAATGTATAAAGTTTATCATGCTTTGGGCGGCAACGGAATGATCACAAAAATGATGCATGAAATCGAAGAGTTACATTTGAAAAAGAAAGGCGATTAGATATGGAACAGATTATGAATTATGTAAAACCGGAACTGATCATTGTAGCTATTGTCCTGTACTTCCTTGGCATGGGACTGAAACAGGCACAGGCTGTAAAGGATAAGTATATTCCTCTGATTCTCGGCGGCGTGAGCATCGTACTGTGCGCCATCTGGGTGCTGGCTACCAGTGAGGTGTGCACCGGCCAGCAGGCGGCGATGGCCGTATTTACGGCAGTGACACAGGGAATCCTTGTGGCGGGTCTGAGCAACTATGTAAATCAGATCATCAAACAGGCACAGAAAACAGAGTGAGGGCGGGTGACAACCGTCCTTTTGCGCCGGCGCAAACCGCCTGGCAGAAGGAGAGACAATGAAGATTGATAGATCATACATCAGCAGCCAGAACACCTATCCGTACAACAACCCACAGTGTATTGTTGTACATAACACCGACAATTTTGAGCCAACTGCCAATGCCCGCGCTCATGCCAGAGCACAGCATGACGGGAATTTTTCTGGCATGTCGGCTCATTATTACGTGGATGACAGCGACACTGCCTATCAGGCCGCGCCGCACAACCTCGGATGCTGGCACGTTGGCATCAACTACGGAAACGGCAACCTGTTCGGCTCTTATGGCAACCGGAACAGCATCGGTGTGGAAATGTGCGTGCAGGGCGGATATAACTATGAGAAAGCGTTTCAGAACACCGTGGAGCTTGTACGGCAGCTCATGAAAGAAACAGGCATCCCGGCATCCAAAGTCTATCGACATCTCGATATCTGCAGCAAAAACTGCCCGTCGCAGATCATTGCAAAAGGCGACTGGACGAGATTCAAGAAGCTGATCAGCGGCGGCAGCTCAGAGTCTTCTGGAAACAATACATCTGGCGAGGAGATATATAAGCCAGGAGTTTACAAGGTCAATGACACGGAATTAAACATCCGTATCGCGCCGAATGCAGACAGTAAGATCGTCGGAGTAATCCGGGATCAGGGCAGCTATACTATCACCAAAATCCAGAATGGAAGTTGGGGAAAACTGCTTTCGGGCGCAGGATGGATCAATTGTCATACAAAATACTGTACCTACGGCGGTACAGCATCCGTTCAGAAGCCGGCCGCAAAAGCGATATCAGTTGATGGAGTATGGGGACCGGAGCTGACCCGCCGCCTGCAGGAGATCTTCGGAACCGGCGTGGACGGGAAAATCAGTAACCAGCCCACGACAAACAAGAAATACTGCGTCGGTATCACATCGGCCCAGTGGAGCAATCATCTGTCCGGCGGATCAGCTCTGATCAAGGCTATCCAGAAATGGTCGGGGGTAACTGCTGACGGATACATCGGACCACAGACCATCCGCGCGATGCAGCGCAAGCTCGGCACACAGGTTGATGGTGTGATCAGCAATCCATCCGCGATGGTACGCGCCCTGCAGGAATGGTGCAATCGCCAGTAATCGGTCAACAAAAAAGCCCCGGGGATCTCCGGGGCAAAAAGAAACGCCGCAGCTACGCGGCGAAAAGAATTGTTCTTTTTTCTGACCATTTTGTGTGTTCTGGTCACGTGTTATAATAACATGTATATAGAAGAAAAGCAATAAAAATTCCCGGGCAAATTACCCGGGAAAACATATTGTATCATCGAAATTTTTACAGTTACAACATATCATCTGGTATTGTATTCCGGTGGCCCGGATGGAGAGATGGGCGCATCCATGCGGTATCTCTCTCAGCGTTTCACAGCACCGAACCGAATTGTAGCGGGGGTGTTGAATGATGTTGGTACCGAGGAATTAGCTCATCTCGAAATGGTATCCACGATCGTTCATCAGCTTACCTGTAATCTTTCGCTGGAAGAAATTCAGAATTCCGGTTTTGCTAATTACTATGTAGACCACACAGCCGGAATCTGGCCACAGGCGGCTGGCGGAGTTCCGTTTAATTCTTGTGAGTTCCAGTCGAAAGGTGATCCTTTGACAGATTTGTTCGAAGACCTCGCTGCGGAGCAGAAAGCCCGGTCAACGTATGATAACATCCTTCGTTTGGTAAAAGATCCTGAAGTTGCAGATCCGATTCGTTTCCTGCGGGCACGTGAGGTTGTGCATTTCCAACGTTTTGGTGAAGCGCTGCGTTCTGTACAGGACGAATTGAATTCGAAGAACTTTTATGCGTTTAATCCGTCGTTTGATGCAAAGACTTTCTGTGCGGCACCGCAGCCAGGGGCAGGTCAGGGGAATTGCTGCACAAGATAGTAAATTAAAAATCAAAGAACAGCACATCACTGGAAAATCCCATCTGAAAAACAGGTGGGATTTTTTGGATTTACAGTAAGAAATTCTTATCCAGTCGTAAATCATTATCCCATCATAATATAGAAAAAAGACTTTCAAAAACAGAACAGTCAGAAAGGATGTTCCATGGAAGCAATGAATTATGTAAAGCCCGAACTCATCGTCGTTGCGTTCGTGCTGTATTTTTTCGGTGTTGCTTTGCGGCAGTCGCAGGCGGTGAAGAATAAGTACATTCCGCTGATCTTAGGCGGCATCAGCATGGTGCTGTGTGCGGTTTGGGTGATGGCGACGAGTGAGATTGAGACGGCGAAGGAGGGGGCGATGGCGGTTTTTACGGCGGTCACGCAGGGGATTCTGGTGGCGGGGCTGAGCAATTATGTGAATCAGATTATCAAGCAGATCCATAAGCCGGAGTGAACGGCGCTTCAAAAAATCTGTGTTATGCCGGGCAGTCTGAACCATCAGAAAGGGGAGAATATGAAAATTGATCGGTCGTATCTTGGAAATCAGAATACGTATGCGGAAAACAATCCCAAATGTATCGTAGTCCACAACACCGACAACTTCGCAGCAGGTGCCGATGCGCGGGCACATGCGAGAGCACAGCATGACGGGAATTTCCAGAACATTTCCGCACACTATTACGTCGATGACGGTGACACAGCCTACCAGGCGGCACCGCACAGCCGGGGGTGCTGGCATGTCGGCATTAATTACGGCGGAAAAAATCTGTTTCAGCAGTACGGCAACAAGAACAGCATCGGCGTGGAGATGTGTGTGCAGGCCGGGTATAATTATGAAAAAGCATTTGAGAATACTGCGGCACTGGTGCGGGAGATCATGCGGGAGACGGGGATTCCGCTGGAAAGAGTCTATCGTCATTATGACATCTGCAGCAAATACTGTCCGAGCCAGATCATGAACCGCGGTGACTGGGACCGCATGAAGCGGATGATCGGAAGCGGTGCAGGGAGCACAGGAACGGGAACAGCAGGCAGCGGAACAGGAAAAACGTATGCGCCCGGGATCTATCAGGTGCAGACAGCGGCCCTCAACATCCGTCAGGCACCGGATGCGGACAGCAGGATTGCCGGAACGATCCGGGATCAGGGAAGCTACACGGTGACGGAAATCCAGAACACAAGCTGGGGACGGCTTCTCTCAGGGGCAGGCTGGGTCAACTGCCATACAGCGTATTGCCGTTATGCCGGTCCCGCAAAAGAAAAATCGGCAGAGACAGCAAAGTCATCCGGAAAGACAGTCGCAGAGGACGGAATCTGGGGCGAAAATCTGACGCGCCGTCTGCAGGAACTTTTCGGCACACCGCAGGATGGAAAAATCAGCAATCAGCTGGCCGTCAACCGGAAATTCTGTGATGGCATCACAGCCGCCGAGTGGGACAGTACGCCAAAAGGCGGATCGGCCCTTGTAAAAGAAATGCAGAAATGGGCATCGGCCGGCATGGACGGCTATATCGGTCCGCAGACAATCCTCGCCTGGCAGAAAAAACTCGGTACGCCGATCGACGGCACAGTAAGCAGCCCATCCGCCATGGTAAAAAAACTGCAGAAGTGGTGCAACCAGAAATAG